CATATGCAATTTGTCCAATCTCAAAACCAATTCTTGGTAATGTGATTGCAACTGATTTTGTTATATTAGGATCTTCTGTCAATCTTGTTAGAAATTTCTGTTTTGCTCCGTAAGCAAGTGGAACTTTCATAGATTGTGTTACATTACCAGAACTATCTTTTCTAGTAATGTGTATATCATTAAAAAGTGTACCAAATCCTATAATACACTTTCTTAAAGTTTCGTGATAAAAAGTACTTCCAAGCATTATGTTACCTCACCAAATGGGTTGCGTTCTGTAAAATCAAGTATGGAATCACCCTGAGTTTCAAACCAATCAGAGTCAGATGAAGTGTCTACAGTATCAACACTATAAGCTTCACTTACAATCCAATCTCCATCTTCTGTTATTAAATAATTAGTTCCTGAATCAGTTCCAGCTTCTAATATAATTTGATATGCAAGTGCATCTAGAGATTGATCAGTTTCTATCGCATCAATAACATCTAGACCAGTTGCCATATCTTCATGACTATATTCAAAAGTACGACATCGCATTTTGAATACTGGTAAGTTTTGTAGTTGATAAAATGGATCATCATGGTCTACAAAACTAATTTCAAACAATTTCTTTCCATCTGGAAAGTAAATCAAATCACCCTCATTAGGGCGTGTACTAACAATCAGATTTGCATCCATAGATATTAACTGTTCAAACCTTCTCTTAGAAACTACAAAGGTAGCTTCATCTTGAATGTCTAAACCAAATCTGGTCATCATTTCTTTTTGACCTTCATATCCTTCTATATTATCAATATACATTTCTATAATATATGCATCATTGAAAGAACTTGAAGCATCCTCACCAAACAAAGTATCTTCATTAACTAACTTTCTAGGAAGATAATATACATCCTGTCCAAATACCGAAAGTTGTTCAATAATTAGATTTTCATATAAATTTTGTTCGGCAGTTGAGCCTGTATTAAAATATACATTTGTTGGCATCTTATCCTATCATCATGTCTGCTGGGAGTCCATATCCATTAAGAAGCTGTTCTTCCAGTAGTTTTATTTCTTCATCGGCCTGAGTGTAAATAGTTTCTCCATTCATTTGAACACCACCTAACATTGATACACCATTAAACTTAATTAAATTTGCACCCCATTGTTTTTTAATAAGAGCGGTTGCATATTTTTTAAGAAAAATGTCATTATATACATCTGTGTATACAGTTGGATCTAATTTTCTATAACATTCAATAACAAGATATTGATCGGCTGGGATTTCATTTGGCCAATCCATATCCAAATAAAGTCTGTTCTGATGTTGGTTGAATCGAATAGGTACTTCACCAGTTAATAAATGATCTATCAAATCTAAATGTTCTTGTAACATTTGATAGTTGACCATAGATGTAGAAGTAAAATCCCATAGGTCATTTAATCTCATTTGATACTTCATATCAAACATAGGTACTGTGGAATGGTCTGTAACTGGAAAAATTCTCAATACAGAAATTACAGGAGCTGGTAAAGGTATCCAAACTTTTTGTTCCAACCAAGAATATGCTCCTCCTGTATTATCTACGGAATCTGTTACATTTGTAGTTGAATCTGTAGAACCTCTTGTAATTTGATCAGCAGTCATTTTATATTTGAGATACATTCTCTCAACACCATCCATATGATACTCTGCAAAATATTGAAGTGCATCATCAACTCTATCATCACATTGGTCTGGATCAACATTAACATCAATAACTGGTTTACCCAATGCTCTTAAACAATGTTCTTTAAATGTATCTTTCGATGTTGGTATAGCCATATTATTCCTATCCTAAAGCAACTGACATTGCTAAAACTGTTCCAAGAGTTTCCCCCTTATTTGCGACTGTAACAATATTGTCATTAGAATCTCTTACATATAATGCTTGATCTGCTGTATTTATTGCAACTTCTCCTTGTACAAGATCTCCTGTATCTGGTACTGAAGAAGCCGTCTCAGATTTTTTTAATTTAATCACAGTAGCCATTAGAATGTACCTCCATCAACATGACCAAATGCAGGATCAGAACCAGAACCAGCACTTATTAATACTTGTCCAGAAGTTCCAACTGCAACTGTATTAACTGCATTAGTTCCATCTCCTACCATTAATAGATTTGCTCCTATAGTATTTACTCCTGTTCCACCATTTGCAACAGCAGTAATTCCTGTAACTGCATTTGAGTTTGCAAGGTCTAACTGACCATAAACTGCAGCTTGTCCAGCAGTTCCAGTTGAACGTAAAACCTGACCAGCTGTTCCAGTACTTTTTACACTCAATGCATCTGATAGAGTGAACATTGTAGTATTATCAGTTGCAACATTCATAGTATTTCCTGTCTTAGTCAAGGAAGTACCAGCAATGATTTGTCCTGCACCTGAGAATTGTGAAACTGTTAGTGCAGTTGTACCGAATGTTGCATCACCATTATGAGTGAATACATAACCATTCTCAGCTGCAACTGTTCCTTGTTCTACGAAAACAAAAGTTCCACCTGAAAGTTCTGCACCAGTATTTGCATCTGTTGCTCTTGTGAGAACTAAAGTTGCACCTCCTGCCCCAGCAGTAGATACATAGTAAATACCATTTTCGGTTGCAGGGTCTTGGTTTTTGACAAGTACTCTCATATTCAGAGTAAGTGATACTCCATCAAGTGTGACTGCACCATTTCCAGAAGCTGTTAATGTTCCTGCACCATTGTTATATGTCCATGAAGAAACATCTGCTGTAGTTGCACACGCTACTGAATCTTTTACATCAAGTCCTTGTTTGACTGCATCAACATAAGCTTTAGTTGCAGAGTCTTGAGCACTTGAGGGATCTGCGACATTAGTTACCCTGTTTGCACCCATATCGATTGTCTTACTTGATGAAATAGTAAGATTATCATCAATAGTTACTGTACCACCAGCAGAATCTAATGTTAGATTTCCAGAACTTGTATCAATCTCATTGTCAGCAGTAATACCTACTTGTACGTTTCCTGCGGTATTTCCTGTTGAAGTTACGTTACCAGAAAATGCTCCAGTTGTACCTGAAACTGCACCTGAAAATGTTCCAGCCACACCAGCTACAGTACTAGTAAATGTTCCAGTTGTTCCTGAAACTGCACCAGTAAATGCTCCAGTTGTTCCTGTAACGGCCCCTGCGGCTAATGCACCACCCCATGTAAGATTTCCACTTCCATCTGTCATTAGTGCTTGGTTTGCAGTACCATCATCACTAGGTAATGTTAAAGTAACATCAGCTGCAAGTGACGCTGGAGATTTAACTGCAATAGAATGTGCTCCGTTTGTGGATGCTTCATACAACTTTACTGCACCAGAAGTAGAACTTCCTCCTGCTTTAATTCCTACTCCGGCAGTACCATGTGGACTAAGTACTAATTCTCCATTAGTATCTGTAGTAGAAAGTGTATTTGCATTAAGGTCTAAATTATCGACCTTAACATTATCCAGTTTACTACTGGAATCTGCAATCAATGCAGAACTTGCAGTAAGAGTACCATGTACATGATCTATCAAGTCTGCAAAATATTTACCACCTATAATTAGGTTTCCATTTCCTGCTGAGTTTCCTATATATAATCTATCACCTCCATTAGCTTGACCGCCTGCATCACCATAAGTGACTGCAAGTTCTCCTGCAGCTAACGTGCCGGGAGCAGTTTCAGAAGTTGCAGCTCCTCTTTTAATTTGAATTTGTGTTGCCATATTTTACCTTTAAAATGTTCCTCCGTCTAATCGTAGGGCAGTACGATCTGTACCGAATACGTTGTTATCTTCCCACTTATCATTTGAATCATTAAACATTATAATAGCTGCATCACTAGGGCTTACTGAAATATTTGTATCTGACATAGAACCAATAGAACCACCCTCTGCACCGGCAGCTGCCATCTTTTCCCAATATGTAGTATCTGTAGGTACATTATCTAAAGTTCCTTGAATACATACATAAGAAGATCCATTATAATATGCAACATCATTTACACCATAAGTGTATGTTGTACTATATGCACCCTTCCATCTGAATGTTCCTTGAGCCCCTGTTTGACCCATAGGAAGTCCAAAGTTAAGAACGGCAGCAGTAGCTGATCCAGAATTTGCAACAGTTGCATTAGAATTTTCTGGTAATGTAGTTATAGCACCTATTGCAATAGTTGCTCCTGGCCCAGTTGCTCCAGTTGCACCAGTTAATCCCTGAGAACCCTGAACACCAGCTGCACCAGATGCACCTTTGGGTAATGTGAAATTTAGGACTGCCTCACTAGATGTGCCACTATTAGTTACTGATGCGTTACCACCAGTAGACCCTGTAGTTGTTGTTCCAATAGTGACTGTTCCTGCGCTCCCAACTGCGCCAGTAGCCCCTGTATCACCTTTCAACACCATTACAGACCATACACTAGTATTAGAACTAGGTATTACATTAGAATTTCCCTGTAAACAAACATATGCAGTACCACTATATTGTACTGCTTGATTCTGAGTATATGTAGTTGATGAACTCCATTCACCCTGCCAAGTTATATCACCATCTGCACCCTTTATACCAGGCACTTCCATTCTGGTTACTTTTGGTTGTTCACCAGTTACAGTTGAACCTGAAATGACACTAGGTGCAGTTATAGATGCAGTTATTCCCATTACTGTGTTACTCTTGGATTAAATGTTGCAATACCCTCAACCACTCTAGTCTTTGCACTTGCACCAGATGTTATGAGAACATCATAGACATATCGACCCTGTGTTATTGCTGCTGTTTGAGCACCAGTAAGGGATATATCTATTTTTCCTGTGGTTCTATCTGAATTGAATGCTACAGTAAATGCAACTGTTGCAGATGAGGATTCGTATGTTTTTCGGATTTGTGCGGCTGCGGTGTAGTTAGTCAAGTCTAAAGCAGACCCCGAACTGTCTGTAACAGTTACAGTTGTTGTGTAGTCTGCACCACAATCTATGAAGATATTTGAAATAGTTGCCATAAAAAAACCCTTATAAATGTTGTAAGTATTTATAAGGGTTAATTATTTAAGTAAATTGTATGTGGGAGTTTATTTAGGCCCTGAGTTATCCTTAAAATATTTTATAGCCATAGAAATATGTTTGATATGATCCATCACTTGCCGCCTGAAGATCTTCTGAACCATCCATATTCTGTGAAACATAAACTCTTAATATATCTCCTGCGGTTAGTGACATTACTGAAGATTTACTATTGCTGTTTATATAAGTTGATTGAAATTCTGTCACCATTGAAATTCCCTGATTTGCCGCAGTACTCGCACCAACTGAGCTCGGCGTTTCATTTTTCGTCAATACCATAACCCAACCGCCTGATGTTGAATCAGTCATTCTTCCCGCTATTCCTACATGATACGTTCCAGTTGCAGGAGTTACATAATAATTATTTGTTAAATCAAATCCTTTACTTGTACCTGAATTCCAACTTGAATGTGCATCTGCATCCCAAGTTACTAAAGCAAATTGAGCACTTGTATAAGTTTGGGAACTTGTTTTATACGCTTTAAAAATATAATTAGCTGGAGGTACTACCGCACTTCCTAAAGTTCCTGCCGTTACAGTTCCAATATTATTTGCTGTTCCTGCAAGAGTTGTACTGCCAGTAGTTCCAACAGTTAAAGCTGCATCTCCACCTTCATCCTGAAGGATTAAACTTCCACCACTAGTAGGTTTTATTATTAAATTTGCCATTTTATTTCCTTGTTAATTCTATTTATAATAGTTTATCCTTTGGGATATTTCTTTTTGATTTCTGCACGTTTGGCTTGAAGTGCATCGAGGTCATCATCCAGTATTGCATGGATACATTCTTGTAAAATTAGGTCTGGCATTAACTTGCTCCTATAAAATGTCCAGATAATGAACACATATTATATGAAGTATGTGTACCATCTCCATTTGAATATAACATTGTTGTATTTACTTGTGGATGCCACCATACTTCTATGTAATCATTTGCATATAATTTTAAGATCGTACTAACTTGACTATTATGTGATTCTCCATCACCTCCATCACCTCCATTTAAAAACATACCCTGACCAGTAAATGCACCATTAATATATAATTTTGTTATTGTCCAATATTGATGACCAGTAAATCTCATAGAATAATTAATTTGCCAATATCCTGTTCTTGGGACTGTTACTCTATAATTAGTCGTATCACAATACGAACCAGTTTCAAAAACTATTGTATTTAGTTGTGCTTTATTGTCTGAGCCAGCACTCCCAGCAACATCTGCTGATGCTCTCATATGGAATACTGGTACTACATTATTAAATGTTACGCCTGTGCCAATAGTTCCTGTAGTAAGATTAAGATTTGGACTACCAGTAACAGCACTTCCAAGTTCCCCTGTCATTCCTGTCAAATCAGTTCTTTCTTTTGCTAATAAAGAACCACCTGAAAGTACTCCTGTACCAGTAAGTGTATATGCACCACCAGCAGTTAATACAACATCAGCAGTAGGTTTTATAGAACTTAAAGTAAGATGACTATTTACTGTTGCATTTGCTGACAATGTATATGCATCAGAGGTATACAGTCTATTTTCAGAATAAGTACCAGAGATATTCTGATTGGCAGTATTTGACAGATAAGCATCTCCTGCAAACTTATCCCCTGTTATTGCATCTTCTGCGATTGAGTTAGTGTTTATCTTTGTTAGTACTGGCATTTGTTAGTTATCCTTTATTCATCTGCTGGTTCTGCTGTGTTACCTTCTGCAACCCATGCAAGATATTCTTGGTAGTCTGTATTATCTTCATCAAATGGAATATATACTTTTCTAACAGTATTATAAATCACTTCATCTAAATTTTTATCGTTTAAAACATCTTTTACAAATTTATACATTTTTTACAACTCCGCAGAATATTCTAATGGATCATTCGCCCATAAATCAGCATGATACATGTACCTTGCAGTTCCTGTACTTGTAGACATATTTACCCTACAAGAAAGTATGCAGGGTGGATTTGGAACTGGACTAGAAGATAATGTCACACTACTAACAGTACCACTTAGACCACCGACACCGCTTCCTGTGGATAAATTAGCAAGGCTTACAGAAGGAGCGGCTCTCATTGGATTCATTATGTAAAACATCGTAAATTTATGTGTCGCAGGGTTACCTTCATTATATACAAGTTGTTGTTGTGTGGGATTATATGTTTGAAAATACCTTTGACACCTTGCCAACTCATCCCCATAACTCCGATGTTCAAATGGAGTTGCGTTACTGCCTAGTTCAAGCTGGACTCCTGTCAAATAAAA